AGCGCGACCAGTGATTGGTTTTCTCAAACGTGGTGGAACCAGGCCGTCGCACAAGCGGTCAACGGACGGGTGCCGCTGTTGGCCTATCGGTTCGATCGAAAGCCGTGGCGCGTGGTCACGCCGTATGACTTTCGCAAAGGGTCACCGAGCGTGATGACCTTAGACGACTTTTGTAACCGGTATCGGGACACCTATGGACGCGTTTGAATTTTTGCGGACTGTCAATCAAGTGATCAGCGGTGATCGACAAAAGGACTATGGCGATCCGGTGTCCAGCATTAATCGGATGGCTGAGACCTGGAGCGCGGTGTGTCCAGACATGGAATTCACACCGAGACGCGCGGTGATCCTGATGATCGCTACCAAATTAAGCCGATTGGCTCACAACCCCAATCACATGGATTCATGGGTTGACGTGGCTGGCTATGCAGCCATCGGCGCGGAACTGTGTGATGAAAAAACGGAGGATAAGGATGGACAAGAATCGATTACTGGAGAGCATTAAGGCTCACGAAGGGTATCGGGAGACACCGTACCTAGATACACGAAATCTGTTCACGGTGGGTTATGGCCGATTGATCGACAACGAATATCGGCGATTGTTTTGCAATCCCGATGATCACGAGAAGTGGTTGCACGACGATCTCGATGAATGTGTGGAGCGTGCCAAAACCTATGCGGGGGAGAAGTGGGCGAGTCTCACGGATGCACAACGGGAAGTATTGGCGGAAATGGCGTTTCAAATGGGTAACCGGATACATCAGTTTCGCAACATGCGTCAAGGGATCGAAGACGATGATCCTGTGGAAGTGATTGAGCAAATGCGAGACTCGAATTGGTACAAGCAGACCCCAAACCGAGTCGATGACTTAATTGAAAAATGGCAAAGCGAATAAGGAGAACACGATGGACCTGATATCGATATTCAACATAGTAACCGCAGCGATTGCGCTGGCGAGTGGTATTGCAGCAGTCACACCTACGCCGAAGGACAATCTATATGTGGCGAAAGCCTACAAGCTCGTTGATTTCTTCGCACTGAATGTGTTGAAAGCGAAAGACAAGTGACGCTCGAAGTCTCGGTTGCCGCTGATATTCGGCAACTAAAAACGTTTCTGAACAAGACGCAGAAGAAGCGTCTGCCGTCAGCGATCAAGTCGGCATTGGCTCGGACGGGGTTTCTGACACGCAAGAAGTCCATCGATGACATCCGTGCCGCGTTCGACTCACCGGTGCGTGCCACCGTGCGCTCACCGCTCTATGTGGTGGGCTGGCGGGGTAAATCCGCACAGCGTGTCAATGATCGTGATCTGTGGGTTGATGTCCATATCCGTGGAGTCAAACCCGAAGAGCAGTCGAGTTCACAGAACTCGCCGAACATGTGGCTCGAAGCCGAGGTGGATGGGGGAGCACGCAAGCCGAAGCGATTCGAGAAAGCACTGATCGCCAAGGGGATCATCGCACCGGGTCAATACGCCATCATCTCGAAGGACGCACAGGATGCGTCGGGTAACTTTGGCGGTGGCAAGACCGAAGCACTGTTGTCCCAACTGGGAGCGGCGGAGATCGTGGGTGGGTACATGGCGAATCGCACAGAACGTAGTCGCAAACGTGCGCGCACGGGTAGCTCACAATATTTCACGGTGGGCAAAGGCGGCAAGACGGTGGCGATCCTTGCGCGGGGCAAGGCCGGCAAGCGATCGAGTTCGCGGGGCAAGTCTTCGAGTGTGGTCATGGGGTTCACGTCTTCCGCGCCACGGTATCGCAAGCGTCTGGATTTCTACCGAAGCAATGAACGCTACATGAACCGCATTTTCCCTCGATTGCTGACGGAAAAACTGATCCAAAAGAAGATAATTGTATGAGAATCAAGGGGTTGCGGGTCCTTTCCGACCAAACCCGTTGCGAGTTATTCGGGCCTCGATTAATTTTTAATAACTAAAACTTATATAAATTGCAATTGATATGGCAACGAGGAAGGAAGTATCGGTGTATTTGGACATGAGCACGGCACAACTGTCTCGGTTGTTGTCGGACGGACACATCACGTCGCGTCGTGGCGCGTCGCTGGATTTGGATCGGGTTCGTTTGGAGTACATCACCTACCTACGCAACAACATCAAGAACCGTGGCAAGGGCGGTGACTACAACGAAGAACGCACGCGTTTAACCAAGGCGCAAGCCGACAAAGCCGAGTCCGAAGTGGACGTGATCAAAGGAATCACGGTCGAAGTCGAGGACGTTTTGAAGGTCTGGACGGAGATGGTGTCGAATACACGGGCGCGTTTGATCGCTATGCCCTCGGCGATCTCGCCGCAACTGCACGCGGCACGCGATGAACACGAGGTCTATGAACTATTGCTGGAGACATTGAACGATGCCCTCGAAGAACTCAGCGGTGAACCCCTCCCCAAATCCACTCGAATCGCTTTGGCAGTTAACGAGTAAAGCGTTCCGGCCGCCGCCGAATCTCTCGCTGGTCGAATGGGCGGACACCACGCGACGGCTCAGTTCGGAAACCAGTGCCGAGTCGGGACAGTGGCGCACGAGTCGAGCACCGTTCATGGCCGAACCAATGGAAGCGATCAGCGATCGACGCACCCGCGAAGTCGTCGTGATGTCCTCGGCGCAAGTGGGCAAGACGGAACTGTTGTTGAACACGGTCGGCTACTATATCGACCAGGACCCGTCGCCCATTTTATGCATTCAACCCACGCTTGAATCCGCACGCGATTGGTCACGCACGAAGCTATCGGCCATGTTACGCGACTCGATTCCAGGTCGTGTCGAACCACCACGCCGTCGGGATTCCGACAACACGGCGCTGTTCAAAAAGTTCGCTGGTGGTTTCATTGGTATCGCGGGTTCGAACAGCGTCGCCGGTCTCGCTGGTCGCTCGATCCGTGTCCTATTGCTCGATGAAATCTCACGGTATGCAGAGACGACCGTGGAAGGGAATAGCGTCGAACTCGCTATGAAACGGACCACCACGTTTTCGAATTCGAAGATCGTCGCCGTCTCGACTCCGACGTGGAAAGGGTGCCTGATAGAAAACTGGTATCACGCCGGCAGTGCCGGTCAATACTATGTGCCGTGTCCGCACTGTGGTGAGCGACAAGTGTTGTTGTTTGCGAACGTCAAATGGGACAAAGGCCAACCACACACGGCCGTCTACCAATGCGAATCCGGATGTGTGATCGAGCACAAAGACAAGCCGCGCATGCTGTCCGACGGTGAATGGCTGCACGACAATCCGGAAAACGAACGCACACGATCGTTCCGTTTGAACGAATGCTATTCACCCTGGCGAACCTGGGAAGACATGTCGCGCGATTTCCTGCGCACCAAAAACGAACCGGAGCTGTTGCAGGTGTTCATCAACACGAGTCTCGGAGAATCGTTCGACCCGGATCAGGGACACGTATTGCAGTTCGAAACCTTTCTCGAACGCCGTGAACCGTACACGATCACAAGCGTTCCGCAATCCGCACTGGTGGTCACGGCAGGAATCGACGTGCAACGCGATCGGTGCGAAGTCACGTTTATCGCGTGGGGCGATGACTTTGAAGCGTGGGTGTTGGACCACCGCGTCATTTGGGGAAACGCCGCCCAAGGTGAGGTGTGGAATGAACTCGATGAGCAATTGCAATCGACCATTCGGACCGTGGATGGTCGCGAACTCAACGTGCAATGTGCATGCATCGACAGCGGTGGACACTGGACCGAGAACGTCTACGCCTGGACTCGACCCCGTGCGGGGCGACGGATCTTCGCGGTGAAAGGAAGTTCACAACCGGCCCAACCGATTGTGTCACGGCCGTCCATCGTCGGGCGGTCGCGTGTGCCGCTGTACTCCGTCGGCACCGACACCGCAAAGATGTGGATACATGGACGACTGCCGTCGACTGAACCACCGGCAATGATTCATTTTAGCCAGATCCTCGATGACGAATACTTTCGACAATTGACCGCTGAAAAAATGGTGGAACGCAAAGTCGGAAACACGGTTCGCATGTCCTTCAAAAAGACACGCGCGCGGAACGAATCACTCGATGCGTTTGTCTACGCACTTTGCGCGGTGAACATCTTGAGTCCGAACTTCACCAAGTTAGCGAATCGAGGAACACCCACGACTGAGGTGGAACCGGTCGTTCAGCCGACGGTGGATCAGCAGTTGCGACCGCGTCGCCCACGTTTCAAGAAACGCAGCTGGGTCAACAACTGGTAATGCTATTTTCTGTGAACGAATAGTGTCTTCACGTAATGTATGGCCACGTCGTAGGCGTTTTGTTCGGCTCGTGTGTCCCGTCGCTGACCGCGTGCGGTAGACAACAGCCGGTGGGACTTGAGAGAGTGATCTTGCAAATTGGTTTTCATGCGCCCGTTATACGCTTTGATGTTCATTCTGTCTACATAATGTGGACACTAAAGTGGTTGCATGTGACAAAAAATAGGTGCCAAATTTCACAAACCCCTGCCGAGGCGTGCCGTTGTCGAACCTGTTTGATACCGTTAATTACGCGCAAAATGAACCCGAAGTGTTGCAAGCCGGCGACACCTGGAACTGGAAACGTGGTCTCTCCGATTATCCAGTAGCCAGCTACGCGTTGACCTATGTCTTTCGGAAGAACGACGGCACGGCAACAATCAATATCACGGCGACGGAAAGCAGTTCGCCAAATGAATATCTGGTGTCGGTGGCGGCAGCCACGACCGCCAACTATAGCGACGGTGTCTATCAATGGGACTCGTATATCACACGAAGTTCTGACAACGCGCGGTTGCGATTGAGACAGGGACGCACGGAAGTGCTGCCGAACTATCCCAAGGCGTCCGACGCACAGACTGCGCTCGATGCCATTGATGCCGTGATGAACAACCGCGCATCGCTTGATCAACTCAGTTTTAGCATTGCGGGACGCTCAATCTCTCGCATGCACGTGGATGACCTGATCAAGTTCCGACAATACTATGCGTCGCGTGTCCAAGCCGAGATTAGTCGTCAGCGTATTCAAGCAGGACAGAAAACCGGACAGACGGTTCAGGTGCGGTTCTGATGGGCGTGCTTGATTTCTTTTCCAAAAAACGCGACGTCAAGCGACGCAATTGGCAAGCCGCACAGGGTGGTCGACTCTACGCCGATTGGAATTCCATCAGCCAAACCGCCGACGAATCCATTGCGTCGGCGTTGCAAACGGTCCGTGATCGCACCAGGGAACAAGCGCGTAACAACGATTATGTGCGTCGATACTTATCTCTACTGAATCAAAACGTGGTCGGTCCTGCTGGGATTCGCATGCAATCCAAGAAGCTCGGAGCGGATCGGCGACTCGATCAACGCGGCAACAGC